TTAAAACCAATATATTTTCCTCTATTGATGCACCTATCCAACGGCACAATAGCTCATGAATTGATGATACTATGACAAAAAACAAGCTGCCATGTCAAGTATCTCTCCAGAGTTTAGTATATCTAATAGTTTAAGCAGATAATTGACATTGTATTTAGGAAAACTCCATCGTCTTATATATTTATTTTTAACTAATTTGATATTCCCATCTGGAGTTTCCTCTCCCACTATTATATCTGATTTTTGTGGTTCGTTTACCTCTATTTCATATTCATAGTAAGCTTTAGGGTTGTGATTTCGTATTTCATTTATAATATCCTTTAGAAGCTCTCTCACCTCTTTAATTGATATTAAATGTATTACCTTTTTGCTACCTAAATGTTTTATTGGAATACACCACATATCTATTGCACTCTCCTTTCCTTCCGATGGTTTGTATCTAATATCATGTAGATAAGCCCAGAAGGATAGAATTTTAGATGCAAATCTCCTATTTAATAGAAACTTGTTTTGCCATCTAAAGTTTTCATTTGATATGAAAGTAATCTCTGTTCCCTTAACTCTTACAAAATATTTAGGTAGTGTGTCTATTGAATAATCATATACACTCCCAAAATGATTTGCTGGGAGTTTAGATATGTTATATGATATTCTTGTTTTTGCCCTTATTTCACTAACCTCTTTCCCATATTTATTTACATATTGTATTGGCGTGAAGCTCTGTGCAGAGTTTAAGTCATCGAATGGTATTTTAATCGTTGTATCTATGTATTTATTTAATATAGGGTTGTTCGCTATCTCCTGCCTCAATTTCTCATTATTATATATTTTATTTCCTTTCATTTATATCACCTCACAACCACATAGGAAGGATTTTATTTATATAATATACGATACCATCACTCCTTCCATTTTCTATATAATCGTTCTTATCACTAATCCAAAGTTTAGATTTTAATATATCTCCTGCCCCAACTGTTTTTAATAATTTTTCTATGGAATCTATAATATTCTTCCTTTTCTCCTTATCTGAAATCCAGCCCATTATATCACCTATCCTATATTAGGATACCTCTTGTTGGTATTCTCATTTAATATTCTCCAATATATAGTTTCACCTGCTTCTTGTTCTGCATGTGGTTTCCAGCCACCATTTTTTGACATGGTTATATTATGTGTCAGTAGTCCTTTATAAACCTATCGGTGGGCTCTATCTCATATTAAATAGACATATAAAACTTAAAGCAAAATTTAAGATTGCCATTTTTAAATATTATATATGGAAAACTGCATTTAATATATAACGTTACTATAACGTTTAATAATTCAAATCGGATAAATATAAGATAAAAGGTGGTGTTAAAACAGTTATATCGTTATGAAACTTTAAGCAAAAATCTCAAATCGGCTTTTTTAATATTATATATGCAAAAACTCATTTAAATTAAATAAGGAGAAACCGTATAAAATTAAAGGATACCAAATAATTAGATAGATAGAGATAGGATAGTAAAATGACTAAGTCTTATACATATATGCAGCCGTTATTTACATCTCAAAAATAAGGATCACTAAATAAGGATCACCACAAAAAAGAAAACAGGATCATAAATCATGCCAAACATTAACATAATCAGGTTGTGAAAAAAAAAAAGAAATAAGGAGATTATAAGGTTTCTTCAAATCTATTCAAAATATATTGCATCTCCATATATACGATTATATCTCTATACGATATATCACCAGCAAAACCTATCATTTCTTATCATCTCCTAATTTCTTTAAGAGATAATTCATAATGATATTTGTTTCCTTATCAAATACCATTATCATTATATCCTTATCTCCATGTCCTCATTACCCTTCTTTTGAGTTTTTGTGGTTGTTTTCTTTATAGATGGCAATTCCTTTTTTAAATCGTTTAACTGTTGTGCTATCTTATCTGCTATTTCTTCATAGCTTACCGTAATCGTGGCTTTTATTATGTCTGCATTCCCTTTATTCCTGTAACCCCTGCTTACAGATAGGAATTTACGTTTTCCTATCTTTTGTATTGCAACCCTTATAAATTGGGTATTGTTGTTATACCTTATTGTTCTCGATTTAAGGGTTGTGAAACCCCCACCTGCTTTTTCCTGTTTTGCGGTTTCCCCGCTTGTCTTTTTCATGCTGAACCGTAACCGATAGGAGTTTATATACTTTATGAAACTTTCATTAGATATACTAATATTAGATAATTAAATAATTAGATATTAGATAATATAGATAATTAAATAGTATCGTATAAATTATATAAATATCACAATTATATAATTAGAGATTACATAGAATTAAGATATATAGAATTTCAAATTATATAATTCAAAGTCTTATACATCTCATTAAATTAATTCAACATATTATAAAATTCAAATATATAATGGGTGTATAGATTTATACATTATGGAACATATATGAGCCTTAAAAAATTTGATATTGAATCCTCGCTAAGTCATTTCTAAATATAGTAACGGAAAGAGAGTTCTTAAGGCCCGCCCTTTCCCTGCTTTTAATAGTATATAAGTGCTCTTTTTCCGAAGTTCCTGTATTTAAACCTTTCTGTGCCTCCACTCCTTATAGGACACCATAAACTTTATATATAATTAGAAAATTTACCAAACGTATCTATATATATGGAGAAAGATAATTATACAACTAATGAATTTAAGGCTTCATGATGTTAGATGCAGGCGTGACAAAAGCTATATGTCGGGTAGATGGTGGGTGTCTTAATTTATAAACTGAGGAATTATGACAAAAGAAAATAAAATAGTAAAATATGGTTTAGATCAAGAAGTTCTCCGTCTTCACTATGATAATAAGAAAGGCTATCAAGAAATAAGAGACTATATTAGAGAAAAATACTCAGACATAAATGACTTAAGAAATATAAGTCATATGTCTATAAAACGGTTTCTTGATTCTTATATAGAAGGTAAAGTAGAAACAAAAATGCAATCAGAAGATGGTATTGAGCCTGAAATAAAAAAGGAATTTGATGATAAGATGAGGAATCTCATAATAGAAGCAGAGCGTCTCAATAGAATCGCTGCAAATATTCTAGAAAAGGCACAAAATGAAAATGCTTCATTTTCTGAATTATCTAAACTTCTCAGAGCATATAAGGATACAAATGACCAAGTGAGAAAGGATATAGTCTCAGCAAGAGAATTCATGGAACGGGAATATTTCAGACCTAGACAAAATATAATTGAGAAACAAGAAATAAAAGTCCAAAATTTCTTCTTGAATATATTACCTGATTTATGTCCTGTATGTAGGAAAAAGGTTGATAAAAAGTTAGAAGAATTATTAAAACTAAAGGAGATTTCTGAATGAGTAATAAGCAAAAGTGGTATATACCAAGTGATGAGTTTGACCCAAAAATTACACTCAAAAAGTTTCTTTATGGCTTGGCTAATGCGCTGATTCTATCTATTTTGGTGTTTTCCATAAATTTCTTGCAAGTTACTGAATTCCCTCCAGAATACGCAGTGTATATTGGAGCTCTCTTAGCTATATTACAAGCTATTGAAAATATGGTCAAGCATTGGCACAAGGAATAATGATATTGGAGTTTTCGGTAAATGTATGTATGAGGATGTTATAATTAAGAGAAGTTGATATTATGGATTTTGAGAAAAGCCTAAAAGATTTTGGAGCATATGCTTTAGCATTCTTCGGGTTTCTATTCTTGGCTAAACTAGTCTTCGGATTTGGCTTTGTAGTGAATTTTGGCTTCTAATAGAAAGGACAGAATCTAGACTCTTGATTCAATTATGATATGTAAATAATGTCTTTCTTTTATTTTCTATTCGATATATGATTGAACAACAATTATCAATTGACCAACTAAAGCGTGCAAGATATATATTAAATCCTGCAATATTTATAAAGGATCTCTTGGGTTTTGAAGTTAAGGATTTTCATAAAGAATGGCTTGATGCCATAGAAAAATATAATTATCTTTGCTTATTAGCACCGAGGGGGCACGGTAAAGATCAACCTTTATTTTCTAAAGTTCTTACGCCTAATGGATGGAAACAAATAGGTGATATCAAGATAGGTGATTTGGTAATTGGTATTGATGGAGAACCAACTAGAGTTGTCGGTGTATTCCCACAAGGTAAACGTAAATATTATAAAATAACTACAAGGAGCGGTAGAATAGCATACTCATCTTCAACTCACCTTTGGCCTGTAATCTGTCCTTCAAATACAGGTAATAAAATAGTAATAAAAGAACTTGGAGAAATATCTAAGAACTATAAAGTGAATAGATATGATAAACGTAGTAATAAAGAATTTATTGAATATAGATACTTTCTTCCTAATATTAGTCCAATTAATTTTAGTGAGAAAGATTTACTAATAGATCCATATACATTAGGGTTGTGGTTAGGTGATGGTATAAGTGATAATGGAGCAATAGTCACAAATGACCCTGAAATATTTCAATATATCCCATATGAAGCGAGAAAGAGAAAAGCTAAATATATATATGGTGTATTAGGACTATTTAGACAACTAAAAGAATTAAATTTAAGAAATAATAAACATATACCAGATATTTATAAATTTGGGAGTATAATGCAAAGAGAAGCTCTTCTTCAGGGACTTCTTGATTCTGATGGTAATAATCAATCAGATGGTCATGTTTTCGAATTTAATAACAAAAACAAACGGTTAATAGATGACGTAGCTGATATAATCAGGAGTCTTGGCGGCATAGCAACGATTAAACAACGATACACATCTCTTAATGGAAAAAAATTTAAGAGTTATAGAATTACAGGTAAGCTACCAAATAATATTATGCCTTTTAAATTATCACGAAAGGTTGAAGGCTGGAAAGGCAGTATTGAAAAGAGGCTAAAAGATGCAATTGTAGATATTTCTGAGGTCGGGGAGACTGAGACAGTTTGTATAAAGGTTGATAACGAAGATGGTATTTACATCACTGATGATTATATTCCAACACATAACACTTCTATAGTTGGAGGTTATATAGTTTGGAAGATTATTACGAGACCAGATATAAGAATACTTATAGTGACAGTTAATCAACAGAAAGCTGATGAAATGATGTCAATAATTAAGGGAAATCTTGAATCTAATGAAAAGATAATTCAATATTTCGGTGATCAAAAGGGGAGTATCTGGTCAACATCACAAATAAGAGTGAAGCGAGCCGGTTGGAGACATAAAGAGCCGACTTTGCAAGTATTAGGATTAACTTCCTCTCAAATTTCTTCTCATTATGATTTAATAATTTTAGATGATATAGTAGATGACAAAAATTGTGCAACTGAACATAGAAGAAGAGCGATAATAAGTTGGTATAATAATGCTCTTATGCCTATGTTGGAACCTGGTGGGTCTGTTATTGATATAGGCACAAAATGGAACGCATCTGATATCCATTCATATCTTTCTGATTTAGATATATATAAGACTTTAAAATATAAAGCTATAATAAGAGAGCCAACGGAAGAGAACCCTGATATAGAACCGAAGGTATTATGGCCGGAGAGATTTCCATATTATGATGAAGTAAGAGACAATAAACTGATAGTCGGACTAAAAACAATCAGGGACAAACATATTGGTAAAGTTGCATTTTCTTTACAATATCAAAATGAAATAATTCAAACGGAAGATTCCCCAATAAGGATGGAATGGATAGAACAATCTAAAGAGAGATGGGATGAACTTACTATTCCATCAAATATAAAACGCTATATGGGGGTAGACTTAGCTTCAAAGAGTAGAGCTGGTGACTATTTCACAATTACTATAATAGGTGTTGATGAAGCTAATAATATTTATGTATTAGATTCTATAAGAGATCATAAAACTATGGCTCAGCAATTGGAACTTATTAAAGAAATGGATAGGATTTGGAGACCAGTTAAAATAGCTATAGAATCAAATGCAGCTCAGAAAATAATTACCGACAACTGGATAGATACTACATCGCTCCCAATCGTCCAACTTAAATCATCTTGGATAAATGATAAATGGTCTAGAGTTGAGCGATTATCTGTATTATTTGAAACTGGGCGCATAATATTAAAGCCAACACTGATAAATTTAATAGATGAACTTGTTGAATTTCCTAGAGGTAAACATGACGATTCCATTGATAGTTTATCATTTGCAATACAAGTATCAGAAAATGATGAAGTTGTTGATTGGAGGAAATTAGCAAGTATAATTACCGCCAAGAAAACTTGGAATGTGAGCAAAATCTAATGTCTCTAGATGTTTGAAGGTATAAAGAAGAAAAATTAGGAAAAAAGGTGATATAAGACATGTCAAATGAATTTGAAGAAATAATGGTTGGAAGTAAACCCATTCCATCATATCTAACAGCTGGATTGGTTGCTCTTTCTAAAAATAAAAATATAAAACTTCTTAGTAGGGGCAATAATATCAAAAGGGCGATTGATGTTGCGGAGATTCTGAAAAGACAGATGGATTCTCCAACTTGTGAAGTTGAGATTGGTAGCGAAGATTTCGAGAATAGAAAAGTTTCTATAATTATAATTAAATTGATTGGAAAGAGGAAGTAATATGCCTAAAAGGCGTAAAATGTTAAGTTTAAGTAAGTTAAATCCATTCCGTTTCAGTATAAATTACCTTAATGATGATGGGACACCTAAGACTATCATAACAAGTGGTGATAAAAAGAGTTTTGGTTTATCGCAATCTAAACGAGATAAATCTCTATTAGAAAAGTACTGGACATACTATAACAAAGAAGGTACTGTATGGGCTGCAATAAATTCAATAGCATTTAATACAGTGATGGTCGGATTTTCTTTACATTCTGATATACCTGAAGCCAAGAAGTTAATAGCAAATTTTATCAAACGAGTTGATTTAGAAAATTTCCTCTTAGATAATGTAGTATATGCGTTAGTTCTTGGTGATGCTTTCATAGAGATAATTTATAAAAAGAAATCAAAGGATATCTCTAGACTAAAAAACATAGATCCCAAAACAATGATAATAAATTATAATAAATACGGGGAAGTAGAATCGTATCAACAAGAAATAAATGGAAAGAAGATGCCTCCAATTGACCCGGATTATATATGTCATATAAAACTATTTTCAAGACCAGATAGTCCATATGGTATATCATTAATTGAACCATCCAAAGATACGATTGATAGAAAAGTAAGAACTGATGAGGCTCTGGCTAATGCAATAGTAAGACAGGCCTATTATGCCCCGAGGAAGCATTGGGGCTTGGTAGAGGAAGTACTGAGGCTACTAGTAGAGTCAAGGCTATTTTATATGAAAGAATGATTCAGTCATTCCAACTAAAAATATCTAGAATTATAGAAAAAGAGATATTTAATAAAGTATTGAAGGCTAATGGATTTCCTGAAAATTCTGTTGATATAGTCTTTAAGGGTGTAACTGAAGAAGATGAAGCAATGAAAGCGAAGTGGATAGGTAATTTATTGAGAGGATTCTCGGGGTCTGATATTAAACCATTCTCTATAAATGAGATAAGAGGATTCTTCGGGTTCAAACCTGTAGACATACCTCTTGCTGAGACGTTAATGTATGGGTTTGATAGAAAATCGGAGAAAAAGAGTATAGATGAAGAAGATAGTTAAGAGTATACATACTCCATTGGTTAAGTTTGAATTTGATAATAAATATGTTGATAAATCCACAGATGCTAGAATATATCGTGATGTAACATTACTATTACCAGGTAGTTGGTCAGATTCTATAACTCAATCACCAGTACTCTACAGAGAGGATGTTCTTAAGAAGTATGCATCAAACTGGGAAGAGAATTATCTGAATCTAGATCATTCCTATAAAGTACTTGATAGAATTGGATATATTATGAATCCACATTTTTCTAATGGTAAAGTAAAGGCTGATTTATATATATATCCTATAACTAGAAATGCAAGAGATGTTATTTCACTTATTGACAAGAATTTAATAAATTGGCTCTCTGTAGAAATTAAAACTGAAGATGATTGGGATTCTAGAAATAATATTAGGTATGTTAGACAAATGTCATTTCTTGGTGCAGCAATTGTTACATCTCCAGCGTGTGCTGGTGCAAAAATCAAGGATGACGGACCAGATTTTAATCCTATAAAATATTAGGTAGTACAAAAAAATTGGGGGATAGTATATTGCTTAAAGAAAAGAGGATTCATGTTGAGGGATGTCCATTATGTTCAATATTTGAGAATCTAGATATTAAAACTAAACTTTATTATCCTAGATATTCTGATATAAATAGACTTGATGATTTTGTGATAGTTGATTGCTTAAGTTGTGGTGTTCCTATGGTAGTTGTATCTGACCATACTACAACTATAGGCAAAGAGCAATGGGGACGGATTCTATATCAAGCACGGAGGCTTTTCGGCACTGGCATGAGATTACGCCTAAAAAGAAGAACAATTAAAGATCATTGGCATGCCCATATAGAAAATATCTCGGTGGACATTGACAATTTGCCTGATTTAAGGGATGAATAGATGCTTAAAATTATTTCCCTAGGTTCATATGCATCTCTCCATTCTAATCTAGGAAAGCATTTTAGTTTACTTTTAGATGTAGATGGAAAAAAGATTTGGATTGACCCGTCTATTAAATATGATAAGAAAGTCGATGCAATAATTGTAACTCAGGGAGATAAAGATCATTGGGCATATCTATTCAATTATCTTAAAAAATATCCAGACACTAATGTATATTCTACATCTGGTATATTTAAGAGGATTGGTCGAAAATCTCGAACTTTCCAGGTAATTAAACATAATTTAAAGTTCGATAGTCTTGATATCAAAATAATGGCTATACCTCCAATGGTTGGTGTTCCAGCGATTGGATTGCGTTTGGATTACCATGGTAGAAAGATATCAATTATACCTGAATTTGATAAGCTTGGTAAGTATGAGAAAGATTTAATTAAAAAATCGATTTGGATAGTCGGTATAGGAGAATATGAGAAAAGACAGCCAAATGATCATAAGGCAACATTTAAAGAACTAATCTTATTAGCTGATAAACTAAAGCCAGAGAGAATATATTTGACAAACTTTAGAATAAACACTCTTAGAAATTATAAATATCGAATAATTAAAGAACTTAGAGAGTTTCATGGAGGTATATTAACTGATAATTCTTCTATAATTATAAATAAAAAGGTGGAGATTATAAAGAAATGGCATGTTCCTTATACACCAAAAAAATATAAAAATGAACAACTAGCTGATGATGCAAGACTATTTGTTGGTGTGTATTCCAACTTAAAGAAAGGAAAGAAGGTTAGGATAAGCAAAGACAGTGAAATTTACTTCACCGAGTCAATGCTTTTCGATGATTTTGTAATTCCATTATATAAAGAGATTGCATCTAGAGTAAGTAAAGGAAAGATGAACTACAAGATTAACTTAGATGATTCAAATCCTATTTATAAGGAATTTTGGGATAAAGTTAAGAATAATTTAACTAGGAAGGAGGTATCTATACTTCAAAATGAATCAGTGGCAAAGGCAAAGATAAGTCCAGCATACTATTCGACCGCAAAACCCGTGTATCGTGGATATTTTGAAGAACTTTCAGATAATTTTAAATCACTAAAATGGGACCAGCATAATCTTTTGGTTGATGCTAAATGGGATGGCCTCCGCATGACATTAGGTAAATCTGATGGTGATGGTTGGGCATATGTTGACCCTGAAAACTTGAAGAATAAATCGCCAGATATCTCACCTAGAATTCCTGAAATTATAAAAGAAGTAGAAGAAATTCTTCCAGATAATACTGTTGTAGATGGTGAATTTCTAGCTATGCATCCAAATGGCAAGGAAATGCTCCACAGAACGATTGCAAACTCTATATTAAACTCAAAGATGAGTGGAAAAGAATTAGAAGACTTTGCTGTGATATTCATATTTGATGTATTATTTTATGATGGAGAAGATATAAGAGGACAGCCACTACATGAAAGACTTGAATATCTTTCTCGCATAAAATCATCAAAACATATTTGGATAGAGAGAATATCCACTAAATTCCCAAGTAAGGCAGATGGGTTTATAATTAGTGGGAAGAATACTGGAGATATAAGGAAAATAGCAGATTTCCTTGAACAAGCTAAAAATGGAAGACCGAAATATTGTGCTGAAGGAGTTATGATTAAACGTTTAGATGGACCATATGAACATCCACAAAATCACTATTGGATGAAAGTAAAGTTTTGGCATGAATTAGATTTACGTGTGATAGATAAGAAATTGGTAAAGGGGTCTAAGTCAACTTGGAATTATTTCTTAGGGTATGATACACCAAAGGAATACGCTAGAGCATATCTAGAGAATTCTACTAAAGATTGGTACGGAAAGCTATACGCATTCAAAAAAGGTAAATTAGTTGCAAGTGGTAAAGAGGTTTTTAAATATTTAGATACAGGAGATTTAGTTACATTTATGGGGAAGACTGATAATACCAATATCAAAGCTAACCGAAATGATATACTAAGGATTGCAGCAGAAGAAATTCTTAAGTTCGATAATCCCAGTGACCCCAAATTTCCAAGATATTCATTCTATATAGGTAGAGCTTTAGAAGTTATACCAGAGAAAAACAAGACAGATACTATAGATGTGATAGATAAACTCTCTAGATTTGAACCTAAGAGAATTCCTATAGATGAACTAAAACATATAAAGCAGAATCCTATAAAAAATCATGATGATGTATTAAAATGGAAGAAAGGTGAGATATCTACTAAGCAGCTAGTTAAAGGACATTCACTGCACTGTGATTTACGTATGCAGTTTGGTCCAAAGAAGCAACTCCAACAATGGGTTCTTCTAGATAATGATATGGAATCATATCTTCGTGGTTTACATGGTGAAAGAGATCCAAAAACTGGTAATTCACAAAAGATGCTTGCGGTTGTAAAGCCATCAGCTGAGGAGCCACAACAAGTGGTAAAGAGTAATAACAGAACTAAGGAAGCTCTACTTGATGATAGAGGAGCTGAAATTGTTGAGAATTATGAACTAAGAAATAAAAGTTTCATAATTGATTCAGGAGATGTTGGTGCGTGTTTACGTAGAGGTGCGAAGGTATTCACTAGTAGAGGCCTTATAAATATTGAAGGTGTTAAGATAGGAGATTATGTTTATGGGCATGATGGCAATCTACATTTAGTAACCAATACAATCCACACTGAAAATGATGAACGGAACTGTTTCGCATTTTACTTTCATTCAAGAAAAAAATTCGAAGCTACGGAAGATCACCCATTTTTGGTTGCAATTCGTAAGGTTTCACGTAATGCAACAAATGAAATCAAGGAATTAAGATGGATGACAGCAGAAGAGCTATATGCAGAAAAGATAAAACATAGAAGTTATTTCAAAAAACGCTATGCATTCGCTATTCCTAAAACAAAGGATGGTGAAGTTAATAGATTATTTGAAGAGGGTGTGATTGTTGGTATGGTTCTAGGTGATGGCTATATACGAAGACAAACTAAGAATGACAGACGTATTGAAATTTATCTTAATAACAAGACAGAACAATGGATTAAAGATTATTTGGCGGAAATACTTAAGAAAGAAAATATAAAGCTACAAATTGATAGAGTTCGTGATAATTGTTTACAGTTGCATTTACTTTCCACTAAATATATTAATTATGTAGATGAAATCTTAAATAATCCAACTTCCATCTTTTCATTCAAAAAGGAATATATTAAGGGTATAATATATGGCCTATCATTAAGTGATGGTAATAAGAATACAGATAAGAATATTCAGATTACTCAAAAGAAGGAGCGTGTTAATAGAATCATACCATTTTTAGCATTACACGCAGATTTTCTTCTTGATTATAATATTGATAAACGGACAGGTTGTTATAGATGGAGTTTATCAAAGTACTATATAGATTCTGGTGATTATATCTTGAAATCATTTGATATAGTTAGTATGGGGAAGACGCAAGAAAGCTTCAACATATCAGTTAATGATGTTGAATCATATCTTATACCATTCTCTATATCTCATAACACTCAATATAAGGATGCATATCTCATAACTATTTGGACTGGAAGAGTTAAATTTGGTCTGCAGAGAGAGGATGCTCATGAAATATTCCTTTATCCAGATCCAAACATACCAAAGAGAAATCAAGAATTATTTAATGGTAAATACATAATTAGGTGTTTTAAGACTGGTAATGATAAAAGATGGTGGTTCTTTAAGTCATTTGATACACCTAAACCTCTTGATCCAATAGAGCATTCTTGGACGGCTTACTACTGGCCTATACCAGCATCTCAAATTAATAAATTCGGAAGAGAGGCATATAGGAATGAAAGTAAGAAATTATATTTTAAGAAGTTAAAGTGATGTATGTCTATTTCCCATCCTGAGAAATTTAGGAATATAACTTGGTTTAGAACTATGAATGGTGTTGATGAGAAAATTAAGAATATAGAAAGATTACATAAAATTCTTTTAAGACTTGAGGAAATGTTATTTTAGTTATATAAATAATATATAATGTCAGATTTGGATGACTATATTAGAGAACTCGCTAAATGGCGAGGTGAGACAATATCTAGTATAAAAGAACTTAACAAAAACGATGATGACCTAAATGCAAATATGGTATTATTAATGAAAAGATTGTCTGATATTGAACATAGATTGACAATACTTGAAACTAAAAGTAAAATGGTTGGTGCGATTCTTATTCCGATAGTGGTCTCCATAGCTGTGATTTTATTTGAAATTTTGATACGTGGATTATTATGAATGATGAAGAAAAGTTTTTTGAAATAAATCAGAAGGCACTCGAGCAAGAGTATGCACCGGTACCTCCATCATCTAGAGGTAATATGCAATCTAAAATAAAGATAGAAGATATAATCAATAAGCTTAAGCCATTCTCCATACGTAAGCCAGTTGCATATATAGTAGGTTCTATGGCTATACATGGTGAGTCTGATAATGATATAGATATACTGGTAAGAGGTGAGGACTGGTCAGAAGATCAGAAGACTGCTTTTGATTTTCGTCTGTACAGAATGTTCTCTGATATTCTTAATGTTCCATATGATGAAGTTGCTGATATTTTATCGATTCATTATTCAAATTCCGGACCATTTAGTGTACATCCAGATACCGTTATCCTAGTTGTGAAAGATGATTTAATTAAATTTATAAAAATAGAAAACTTTTGGAATGAAATAAAATCAGATATCATAAAAGATGATATTGCTGAATATAAGATAGTTAATGGTTATTATACTTTATCAACTGATGATGATGGGCGTGCAATAGTAGTTCCGATTAGAAAAATAATTAGGCATAAATATAATGGAGAGTTGATTGAGTATATAGGACCGGATGGATATATTAAAATCTCACCAAATCATTCAATTTATGACCAAAAAATAAATATTTTTGATGCTAAAGAGGGGAATATTCCGTTTATATTTGATTTTGTTGATGAATATCCAAGGTTTAAATTCAAAAATTTAGAAGTGAAATCATTTGCTAAAAAATACCAACATAAAAATAATATAGAGATAGCAGAATTAAAATCTGATGATTTAAAGAGTTTATTAACTATAATAGCAGATTATATTACAGAAGGTTCAGCAGAGAAAAATAGAATTCAAATAAAAAATAAAGATGAACTATTCATAGATGAATTACATGTTGCTATCCAGCATTTTAATATGAGTCATTCAATTTATGATAGAGATGGTATATTTGTAGTTAGAATACATTCGACTCCATTTTCAGAGTTTATAGTAAAAGAATGTGGTAAGTTTGCAGAAAATAAATGTATTCCAAGTTTTATATTCAATCTGAATTATAATTTACTAGAATTCTTTTTCAATAGATTAATTAAAGGAGACGGATGGAATAAGAGATATAAACTTGGCTATACAACAAAAAGTATTATACTCGCAACCCAAATGAGGTATTTAGCAAATATCCTCGGCTATATAACTTCAATAAGAAAGCGTATTAACAAGAATGGAAGGGAATGGTTTGAGGTAAGATTTTACGGCAAACCTAAATCTATAAGGTTGGGTAAACCAACTATTAAACATATTGAATATGATGGATATCTCTATGATTTAGAATCTAATGGAAGATTTTTTGCGAATCACATGCTAGTTCATAATACAGCATACATACCTATATATGAGGAGACTATAACACCAATCAAAAACCCACAAAAAGTCTCTATGTCATCAGAATTCTCGGTATTTGGTGATTTAGAATTGGTTGAAAAAGGAAGTGGTAGAAGAATAATTGCTGGATATGCTTCTGTAGCAATAGTAGATGATCAAAATCAATTAATCCCACTTGAAGCATTAAGAGATGGGTTAGATACTCTATTAAAAGATCCTACATATGCTAACCTCATGTTAGTACATAAAAATATTCAAGTTGGTAAAATTATACCTGAGTATGGTAATCTTAAGACTCATGTTGATGATAAAGGACTATTCATAGTTGCAGAGATAAGAGATGACCTCAAGGCTGCTGATGTAGCTTGGAAAGAAATACTTAATGGTAATATGAATGGTTTCTCTATAGCAGGTGAAATTATATCATCTCATAATACTTGTGATGATACAGTCTGCTTTGAGGTTATAGATAAAATAAATATATTTGAAATATCATTATGTCATAAGCCAGTTAATAAAGAATCTGGTTTTATCATTGTGAGCAAATCTCACATGTCCGATAATAATGTATGTGAAGGATGTAAAGAAATGGTTGATAAAATGGTAAAAGAAAAGAAGCTTAAGGAAGGAGAATCTGAGCCAACTAATGAGGAACCTATAGAAAAAGATGAAGAATCTAATACTGAGGAAGAAGTTAGTACGGAAGTTACTGAAGAAAATGTTGAAAGTTCTAAGTCCGAAGTTGATGTCTTAGCTACTATAGAGGAACTTCAAAGGAAGGTCAATGCACTTGAGAAAGTGATAACAGAGACCGAGAAATCTGAATACACTGACTTTATAAAGGATTGTATGAAGCAGGGTAAGTCTATGAAGGATTGTGCAGAGGAATGGAGTTCACAAAACAAAAAGAGTGATGAAGTAGAGACAAAGGAAGGTGGTCTTGTTGATGTCATAAAAGAGAAGATAGATTCACTTTTGAAGAAAGATACAGTAACGAAAGAAGATTTAGAAGACCTCAAGGGATTAGTTGACAAACTAAATAGAGGTCATAACTATCCAATGCCATCGAAATATCCATACCCATCAAAATACCCATATCCGAAAAAGGGTGAGGAAGAACCTTCATGGTATGACGTAATTACAAATGCAGTCGATAATATATATGAAATGATAACAACTAAGGACGATGCAAATGATGCAGATACATCTGATGATGAGATAAAATTAGCAATTAAGGCTAGAGATGATGCAATTAAGGGATATGAGGAGAAGATTAGCGAACTCGAGGCACGAATAAAGAAACTAGAATCAGCCGAAGAAGAGCCAAAAACTGCAACAGAGACGGATAATGAGTCTGATGTAGTCAGAGATACTGGTGTGATTATAAACCGTGGCATAATCTACAAATCTGATGACTAGTATGTCAACTGATATGTCTTTTCTAAGATATCCATTAATAAGACGTATTTAATAGATAAGTAAAAAATAATAGGTAAAATAATATGGGATTTACAGCAATATCAGATCGAGATATTGGAATACAAGAGGGAACTTTTCTCTTTAGTTATACTGCATCAGGTACGATACTTAGAGGTCAGGCAGTCGAGGTGGTAGATGACATGTACGTCATTGCTACTGATTCAAAGCCGGCTAATGGTTTTGTTGGAGTTGCTGCGTATGGTGCATCTGCTGGAGAGCCGATTGCCGTCTATGGCCCAGGTAACATAGTTTGGGGAAGAGTTTCTGGTACTTCCGTAACTGCTGGTGACCCTGTAGTCGCAACGGTAGACGGATTATTCCAGCCTGCTAATGCAGTTTCTGGTTCCGGTGACTTCCAACACGCTCATGGAGTAGCTCTTGATACTCAGGGTACTACTCTCGGCCTTGCAAGAATTTTACTATATTAATCTTGTAGGCCCTAGTACTATCTTTTTGATTTATTTATGTATGTTTTAATGTCTTAAACTAAGTAAAAATATGGTGAAATAAATATGTCGAAATTAACAAAACTGCTTGAATTTGCATATGCTGGAAATTCAGAACGTTCTCGTATGTTGAATTCTGAGTCTTTCAAGAAAACTGTTCTTGACACTATACCAGATAAAAAGACCAAGGAATTACTCCAGTCGAATCAGTTAGAGGAAACTACCTTACTACAGGAAGAGGTCTATAAAACTGTAGTTGAAGGTGCTGAGCCTTTCAAGTGTATGAGAGAGGTTCTCCCAGTAGTAAAGACTAACTCCTATAGTGTAAGAGTAGTTTATGGTGAGTCTGGTACCTATGCTAAGACGATACCAGAGGGTGGAGTAATAGAAGTAGATACTCAAGACTACAACAAACAAGATATAACTATAAACAAGATAGGAACACGCCCGCTTATCACAAATGAACTAATAGAAGATGCTAACTTTGATATTGTCCAGCTTGAGTTGAAAAAGGCTGGTGCAAGACTAGAAAACAAACTCAATAGGGATGCAATCACAACTCTGCTTTCCAATGCTAATGGTTCAACTCCTGCAGATGTAGACCCATCTGGTGACCATATCGCAGTTACAGATATAGCAAAGGCTATTGGTGAAGTCAAGGCTCAAGGATATCTCCCTACAGTACTTATAACACACCCGACTGCTGAAGGCTATCTACTTGCTGACTCTAACTTGGCATACGTTTCATATGCTGGGACACCTACACCGTTGACTGAGGGTAAAGTTCCAAAGTTGATGGGTCTTACTCCATATACATTAGGAGTAACAACTGGCGATGCTACATATAAGTGGGACTCTACGGATGCAGCTCATCACTACTATGCAATGGTTCTCGACCCATCTAGCTATGGAATGATAGCGATGAGAAGGGATATTACAGTAGAGAAATATGATGACCCGCTTCATGATCTAGTTGGAATATCAGCAACGATGAGATATGGAGTTGGTGTTATACAGGATGATGCTGCAGTTAGGATTCTAGCCAAGTAAGCATCGTGACAGTATAGGATGGGTCAGTATCATTTTTAATTTATTCCTTCTTTCCTTTTTTTTCTATTTTTATAGGTGAATAAGGAAATTCCTGAAGGAATGATGTATGTTTGTAATGTAATATAGTGAAGGAGTGAAATGCTTACAGGTCTTGGTGATGATTACTGGATGCGGAAGAAGTATGAAGATAGGAGACGTAAGGGTCTCGAAAATAGATATGCCTATGATTCTGCCTACTTAACAAAATATGGTATAGAATATCCTCTAGGATCAGGTAGGACTAAAGATTCTACGTATCAAATTAAACAGTTTCCATTTCCAACAGATCAAAGTATAAGACAAAGGAAGACAATAGATATTAGAAAGATACCTAGGTTAGGAATAGATTAAAATGGCAGATTATACACCTCAGTTAGTTAGTGAGTATGAAGTACGAAATATGTTTACGCCTCCGCTTGACTATGATGATGTAACTAAAGCTCAAATTCTACTATACATAGAATCTGTTGAAGACTATATTAAGTCTGTATATTTTGATGATAGCATGCCATCTAAAGCTAATGCAAGAATCCCAGCTTTACTACTTGTGATGTCAAAGATTATAAAAAAGCCTGACCTCCTCAAGAAATATGGTGTAGTTGAATCGATGAAGCTAGGGGACTTTTCATTTAAGTTAGTTACTACTGGTAAAGGTAAACATGTCACTGCATACGAAGCAGCGAAGTCTTGGGAGGAAATGGCTCATGAGATGCTTAAATCTCGTGGTAAGAGTCAGTGGACGGTTCTTAAGGCGAATGATTGATGATATATAGACCAGATGAAAGGTATCCAGAGAATTGGAATAGACTAAGACATTATATATTTAAGAGAGACCATTATATCTGTCAAGTATGTGGCAGGAAATGTGATAGTTTGGTACTTGGGAGAAGACCTCATTGCCATCATATAATTCCAATTGGTCTTGGCGGCTCAAATCACCCATCAAATCTTATTACAGTTTGTGAGAGATGTCATAAATTAATTCATGGTAAATGACTATTTACAGTACTTTATTGAATAAAACAGTAGATATCTATTCTAGAACGCCATCTAGTAATGCACTAGGTGAAGTAGAGTATACATGGTCTCTCTCTGATTCTGATGTTACTTGTAGATTAGTGCCAATTACAGCAGAAGAGCGGGTTGGTTTGACTGGTGAATTTAAGGATGTCCAGTATAAAGCATACTTCTTGAGCAGTCAGACTATAACTACAGATAATAGAATTAAATATAATGATTCATATTTTACTGTAGTTTCTGTCTATAAAGATTCTGAAGATTATACTCAAAAGGCATATTTGAGGAAGTTATGATATCTGCAACTTGGCGTGGTATAAACACCACAAGAAAAAGGGCATTATTACTTCAGAAGGCATTTCCAAAAATGGTTGAAGTTGCAAGTTATGCAGTAGCTGAGAAAGTAC